CTTGACCCACTACAAGTACTAGCTGTTGTAGATAAATCTCCAAAATCTGATAAAGTTCCTGTTGATGCAAAAGTTGAATATTGTATTACATTTTGCCTTCCACTTCCTGTACCACCCCCTGCAAATATTGCCCTTGTTGAAGAGCCTAGTGCAGCAAAGTTATTAGCTGCAGTTAATAAGTCACCAAAATCAGTAGCATTTGATGATGCAGCTGTATTAATAAAATCAATAGTTGTCCTATAAGGATTATCTCCTGCAACTAAAGCAAAACCAGAACCTAAAAATTCAACCCACCTATCACCTTTAACAGCCACACCTTGTTCTTTTAAACTCCACACTCCAGAAAAAATAGGCATTAAGATAATCCCCCATGATTACTTGAAACAACTCCGTTATCCATAGGAGAAGGTACTTGAGCTAATAAGTCACCAAAATCGGTGGCATTACCTGTAGACGCAATAGTAACATACTGAATAACATTGCTATTACCAGTTCCAATAAAACCACCTGCAAATAATCCTCTAATTTTTGAACCACAGCCACTTAACCCATTATTAACTGTAAGTAAATCACCAAAATCAGAAGCATTTCCTGTGGATGCAATAGTCATGTAGTCTATAGAGTCAGTTCTAGGAAAAGGAGGCGATGAAGTACCAATGACACCACCTCCAAACAATCCCCTAGTAGAACTACCACAAGAGCCATGAAGATACCTTTGAGTTGTTAAATCACCAAAGTCAGTAACATTTCCTGTTGACCCTATGGTAACATATTCCATAACATTTACATTACCCCCTACACCACCATCAGTAGTACCACCACCAATTACATATCTAGTTGTATTAGTAACAGCACCCGGATATGCTTTAGCAGCAGAAAGATCGCCAAAGGTAGATGTATTTCCAGTGCTTGCTATAGTAATATAGTTTATATCAGTTGTGCGATATGAACTACCTGATTGATATGACATACCACCTGCAAATAAACCTCTGGTGTCATTAGCCCCTCCACAGTGGTAAAATCTATATGACTCAGTACCCCAATCACCAAAATCAGTTCCATTTCCCGTGCTTGCTATGGTTATATATTCTATCGTTTCTTGTTCTGGAGCACCATAACCTCCAGCAAAAATACCTCTGGTAGATGAAGAGCAAGATGCGTGGTTATATCTAGCTTCAGTTAGGTCTCCAAAATCTGTTGCGTTTCCTGTTGTTTCTACTGTGACATACTGTATAAATTCACCCGGACTAGTAGCAGATGAGCCACCCCCCCAAATAGCTCTAGTAGGAGCTTGAGGAGAAGCTGAAGTTGCAGCGGATGGAACACTTGTGCCAAAAGCATTAGTTACTTTACCTGTTACAGAATAACTTGTGCCATTTGTTAATCCAGTTATGGTTACTGTGCTTGTTGAACTTGAAGCTGTTGTAAGATTACTACCTTCAAGAGCTAAAGCTGTATAAGAAGTAATAGCACCACCACCAACATCTGATGGATCCGTTAAAGCAACTACTAATTCTGTACTATTTTCTGTAATACTACTTATTGTAGGTGCATCTGGTACTCTTAGTAGGTCAACGCCTCCTAAAAGGCCTCCTTTTGGTCTATTTCTACCCATAAACTAACCTTACGCATCATCTATGACTTCATAAGATACAAACAAGTCTAAATCACTTGCTGCACTTGCTCCACCTTTTAAAACATCACCTTCCATTAAATAGATGGGTGCATCAAGAACCACTAAACTCGCATCAGCGGGTACAGAAATAGTTTTAGCTAGATAAACTGTAGCGTCTGCACCTGTTGTCGTAACACCAGAAGCTCCACTACCCATACCATCTACAAATAAATCAAGAGTAGCTGCATTCGTACCATCTACGTTTGCACAAATAATGTTATTAATTTTTACTATTTTATCAGCGTCTACAGTTAAAAGCGTAGCAGTAGTCGTAGCAGATAAATTATACCCCGCATTTCCTGCATAAATGCTAGTAACCGAGACAATATTAGGATTTGCCATATTTTATTCTCCTTTATCCAAATACTATCGCCATTGCTATAGCTTTTCCAGTTGTAGCTGCATTGTTTAAACTAGCAGCTGTGGCAGTTACAAGAGTACCACCTAATTTTAAACCAACACTACTACCATCATGGCCTACAATATCAACATTCTTGGAAGAATCCATTGCTAACATTGTATTTGTACCAATAGCTGTTGTGCCTAGTTTAAACTTATCACTATCGCCATCATCAACGCCCATAGTGAATGCTTGTGTGCCACTTAGAGCAAAAGCAACAAAAGGATCTCCATCTGTAGCTGTGTTGTTAACAACAAGTCCAGTAGTAGAACCCGCTCCTCCAAGTGTCAAACTTGTATCAGCCGTATGTGTTAAGTTTATATCACTATCGGCTCCAAAATTTAAAATAGCACCATCTGATTGTAGACTTACATCATCATCTATAAATAAATCTGGTATAGATAAATCAGCAAGAGCATCTGTAACAGCTGCTCCAGAACCTGCCCCATCTAAATAAACAATCTTAGTCTGACCATTTGCTATCGTTACATTGCCACCAGAACCTTGACTAATAATAATGTTTTGACTTCCACTTGTTGCATTTTCAATAATATGCACTCTCTTCATGGTGTTTGGGGATATTGTAATCGTACAAGCAGAATCAAGCGTTCCTGTGTATTTGATGTAGATAGCTCTAGCTTGGTCTGTAGAGCCATCTGCAATAGTGCTTGCATGAGTATCAGCATTAGTAGTTATGGCTTCTGTACCATATCCTAAAGCTTCTCCTATAAGCTCAAGATTTGTATTAGTGGCTGTACCCCAAGTACCAGATCTCTCACCTGTTCCTATTTCTTCAAGTCTTAAATTATTTACATACGTGCTCATTTTATTATCCTATGCTGCTATTTCTGACCAAGTATTACCGGGTGCAGGAATAATATTATCCCAAACTAACACATTTCCAACAGATGTGCTAGCAGAAAGTCCTGTTAAATTAATGATTGTATTTCCTATTCCTGATGCTGACCCTGTAGAGCTTGTTCCTGCTACTCCTGTAATACTGACCGAAATATTACCTTGACCTGTGGCAGAACCTACAGCAGGCGTTCCTGCTACACCTGTTACACTAATTACCTGATCTGTTTGTGGAGTTACTGAACCTACAGATGTTGTAGAACCAACACCTGTTAAGCTTACATCTATTCCTTGACCTTGTACAATAGTGGTAGAGCCAACAGCAGAGGTAGTTGCTACACCAGTAAGAGAAACATCTATGTGTTGTGGAACGACAACAGATCCTACACCTACATTACCTGCAACTCCTGTTACACCTAAATTTTGATCTGTTTCAACAGAAACACTTCCTACAGCAGAGGTGCCAACAAGACCTGTTGCATTTACTATTTGTGCTGTTTCAGCTAAAGCAGTGCCTACTGCACTTGTCCCTGCAACTCCTGTTACAGAAACAGCAATGTTAGGTATGGTTACACTACCTACTGCACTTGTTCCTGCAACACCTGTTACACTAACAGATTTGCTAATAGAGATAGAAACACTACCAACACCAGTAGTGCCAACAACACCTGTAACCTCGATTGGAATTGCTGAATTCCAAGCACCTTGGTTCCAAGTTCCTCTACCCCAACCTGTTACACTTGCCAAGGAAAAACTCCTTTATGCAATTCTGATTATAGCACTACTCGCATCAGCAGTTGGAAACACAATCTGAAAATCACCAGAACTTGATGACTTGTCTGCACCAAAATCTAAAACTAAAACAGCGTCTGTGGTGCTTGAACCACCTGCTGTTTGTGAATTATAGATAATAGCTCCTCTTGCTGTTATGGTTGATGAACCATAGGTTTTATCAGCAAAATCAGTAAAAGCTGTAGTAGAAGAAGAAGTTGGGGTAACATTTGTTAATGTTCCTCCACCCGCTGAATAATCTCCAGAATTTCCTACTTCATTATTAGCAGAATAGTCTGTAACTGAAGCATTCATAGTAGATCCACTTCCACCAAAACTTCCTTGTGTTGGTTCTGCACTATTTGTAAAAAGTGCAAGCTTGAATTGATCTTGTCCGTTTGTAAAGTCGTGCTTTCCTTGAAGGAGTTCTACCTTAAAAGAAGTACACATAAAGTTTCCACTAAAAGCCATATTATAATCTCCTTATTAGTTCGGCCAGTTTTGGATGCCCTGCATCCATAATTGCATTGTACACAGATGTTCTATCACTATTAATAGCTTCTTTCATGTAATATGCAACTACTCTTTCAATATCTTTAGCATAGGCTCTTGCTTGATCTCTCAAGACAGGATCTACATTATCAGATACAGATATTATTTTTCTAACACAATTTTCTGCGACTTCCTCTGGAGTAAAACCTCTATTGCTTGTTGTTTTAACATCAACAATTGGCCTATCTTTCGGTAAATCCATTTTTAAACTAAACATTATTGTTTCTGCCTTATTATTTTTCCAGTTCTAAATTCATCTGTTACTTCTTTAGCTTCACCTAACATTTTTATACCCATAAGCGATTCTTGAAATTTTTGATTGTACATAGCCATAACATCTTGCTCGCCTTTCATAAAAGTATAAGCTTCTATTAAAGATCCGTACAGTAAAGATAATTCTGCGTTTATACTTAACCAAGTTGTTCCACTATCTGCACCATCTGTTAAACTTACAGGTCTATAATAATAATGCAATTCTCCTGTATATGAAGCATCAGGAGTTGGAGCTATTAAAAAGTTTTCAATATCAAAAATACTATAATATTTAGGAACACTTTGCGTTGAACTGTTAGGTGTATAAGTTTGTAAAAAACTTGGGTCTTTAAAGTCAACAAAAACTTTATTTTCATCTGTTGATCTAAAACTAAGAGAAAAAGGAGCTAAAAAGTCAGAAGGACAAGCAAAATATTGACTTCCTTGGGTTATGGTCGCTATAGCATTTTTTCTAAATAAACTTAGCTGTACACTTTTTAATATTCTTTCTTCAGCTAAACGTATAAAAATAGGTAAATTAGTAACAAAGGTAGTTTCATTGTTCTCTGTATAATCTTGTATAGCAGTTTTAAGTTGTGAATAAGTAAAGCTCATGGTGTATTTGCTTGACCTCCCATGCCACTGTGATTTGAACAATAATAATACAACGTAGGTGCTCCACCTGCAACTGTTATTTGTGTAGTGTAAGCAGAGTCATCTTTTACAACACCTGTTGTGTACTCGCTTCCACTATTATGTGTTCCATCAGATGTAGTGGAAAATCTGAATGGGTGTGATGTAGCAGCTGACCAATCAAAAAGATATATACTTCCTTCAGATAAACTTAATGTGGGTTGTCTTACGCCATCTATGTAGTATTTATTTGCACCAAGATAACTTGCTACTGTTACAGTGTATCTTGTAACATTTGAACTTACTGTTACAGAACCAACTCCAGAGGAAGAGGAAACTCCTGTAACTGATGAAGATACATCATCTTCATTTATAGAAATAGAACCCACACCAGAAGTTGCACCTACACCAGAGAGATTAATAGCATCTGTACTTTCTGTTGGATTTATAGAAACAGAACCTACTTGACCTGTTGCTTGAATATTAGCTGGTGGAGAATAATCTCTATTAGGTGTTCCAACAGGATTAAATCCCCATTGAATACCTCTTTCTTCTGTTAAATTAACTTCTGGTCTTGCATCTCTAATCGCTTGTGGGTCAATTATTCTTCTTTTTACGAACAATTGTGGATGTTTTGGTTCAAACTCGTCTTTACCAACAAGTAATCCATTCCACTCTTTTTTCATATCTTTTAGTCTATATCTAAATCCAGACCTATCAGATATACCATAAGCTCTTTTTCCTGAAGCAAATCTAGACAACTCTGTAAAACCTCAATTCTGGACTAATTGTAGTAGAAGATCTATCTCTATCTTCTGCCATAGCTCTATCAAACTCTTCTTCATATACTGATTTTAACAATTGTATTCTGTCAGGTGCTCTTTTAATTGCTATATAATAGGCTAATCCCGCAGCTAAACAAGGATAGAACCTAAAAGGTATATCCAAAGTATTAGTGTAAGTATCAGCATCATCCATTCTCGTAAGTGCATCATAATACAAAACATCTGTACTGTTTTCTGGACTTAACCATATTTTTAAATTAGGCGTTATTTGCCTATCAAGAAAAAACTGTGTTGGTCTACCAGAACTAGTTTTATTAGGAATAGCTAAATAAGCATCTCTACTTATTCTTTCTAATGGATAATAAGTATTATCTCTTACTACTGCAACAGATAAAATATCTATAATATCAGCATTTAAAGTATATTCTGTGGTTCCAGAAGTAACTGTTTGTGTCCTCTGAACAATTGTCCATTGATTCAAACCTCTATTCGCCCACTCTGCTAACATAAGATTTAAAGATCTTTTTGCTGTTTTAAGATCATATCCTGTTCTTACTTCTAAACCACAACGCTCAAAAGCTTCTTCAATGTATTCAGTTACGTCAAGTTCAAAATCTGTACTATTTGAAACAGCCATTTTATTTACCTTTTTTCTTTTCTGGTTTTGCGTACATATTATCAAATATTTGATTTACATCCAATACATAATCCAAATCAGACTTTGAATAATGAACATGATGAGATGGTTTAAAATCTGGCGGCCCCTCTCCTGTTTGAAACCAAGCTGGGTGTGTTACCCTAACACGATTGTTAGGTAAAGCTACAATATTACCTGTATATTCTTTAGCATCTAACAATTGCAATACATGACTCTGTTTATGTTGAGCAGGGTCATCTGCTATTTCGCTTTCAGCATAATCTACAGTAAATAAATATTTTGCAGGATAAAATTCACTACCTATTTTTGCTAACCAAGGACAAGGAGTTGCTCTATTTAATACATAAACAGAATGATGATGAGAAGCACAATCCCAAGGTTGAGCTAAATAAGTAGGCATAGGTTCAGGCCATCCTTCAAAATCAAAATCACCAACTAGTGCAGTTATAGGCATTCTTGCCCACATAGCTCCACCATGAGGATTTTGTTCTTGAGATTCACAACCAGTAAATATTACTTGAAAGCTTAAACAACGACAAGGCATAGAAGTAACAGCGATAGCCATAGCATGAAGAAACTCACCATGATATTTTTCATGGTTGTGAGTATATTCTCTACGTACCCAACATTTAAAATAAGGTATGTTACTTTGTAGATAAGCCATAATTTATATTATTTTTTTACTTTTCCACCATATTTCATTTTTTTAACACTACCACCTTTAGTCATCATTTTAACAGTGCCACCTTTAGTCATTTGCACTATTTTTCCACCTTTCATTTGCATAACAATAGGAACTGATTTGGTAGTATTTTTTACTGAACCACCTTTTGTCATCATCTGCATTTTTTTATTTGGACTCATTTTGGATTTCATATTTAGCACTCCTTTTAATAAAATCTTCCCATAATGGTTTAATCATTTCATAGTTTGCATTTACTTTTACAGCAGTAATTTCAGTTCTTTTATCTACAGAGATCAATGTGGTAGCCATCCAAGCAAAAGAACCAAAGAAAGAAGCTGTAACAATTCCAACAAAAATATCTTTTTTCATTAGCATCTCCATCTTCTTCTAGCTTGCCTTAAACGACTATTTGGATCTTTAGCTGCTTTAGGAAACTTTTTCATTTGACCTGCAGATCTTGCACAATAAGATTTACGTCTTGATTTTTCTTTTTTAGTAAGATTTTTTTTCTTAGTTACTGCTGTTTTTAATTTAGAACCGGGGTTCTCTCTTCTATAACGAGCAACACCAGCCTTAGTCATTCCCGCTCCACTTTTAGTGGAACGGAAATACTTTTTGGTTTTAGGTGGTTGTTTATCTTTCTTTCTTGCCATTACGATAAGAACAATGTCAATTTATTGCTACTACCTGTAAACGCAGAAACATAAGCACCACTTGTAGCTAATATACCATTGTCAGGTATGTTCAGCGTATGCAATCCTGTAGGAAAACTTTGTACTAATAAGTTAGCACCACCATTCCCATTTGTGATTGTTAAGGCACCTGCAGCATCAGCGAATATAACTACTTGTCTTATTCTTGATCTGGCAGGTCCAACTACTGCAGCTGAATCACCTTGATTATGATTAAAAGCTTTTACATCTGATCTAGTAGACATTTATTACTCCTCAATCTCACCTCTTAGAAGCATTGCTTTATATTGAGCAGTACCTTTAGGTGGCAAAGACGCAGATGATGTTGACTTCTTTTTTGAAGTTTTTTTAGTCGTAACCCAAGCTTCATTAACTTCAGGTGTACTAGGATCGTCTGGTATAAATTTGCCCGATTTGGTTCTAGCTCTCTTTTTTTCAGCCATAAGCTATCTCCTAACGATTTTGAGCTGCAAACATATAATCAATGTTCATTGACTTTGTTCCAGTTGCTGAACCTGAAAGCTCCATAGCTCCTAATGCAAGGTTTTCATCATCTGGAATGTTAGCTGTATGAGTAGCAACTAAGTTTCTATTTACAAAAAATTCTACAGAACCAGTTCCTTTTACGTGAAATCCAAGTGTAACTGCTGTTCCACTTGCAATATCAACACCAGAATCAGTTGTTGTAGCAGTGCCATCTTTTTCAGTAACACAATCAATATTGCTATCACCATCATCTACTTGAAAAACAATTCTGTCAGTAGCTGTTAACATATTTTCTGGATTTGTTGCAAAATTAACAGTTAGTCCAATACAAATATCCATTGCATTACCTTCAGCATCTGTAGGAGTTATTTTGGTTTCAAACCAAATATCCCTAGTTGAAGAAAGTGCAAATATTTCATTTCCTTGTATTGAAGCACCATCATTATCAGTTGTAGCTTGTGAGCTTAAAGTCACTGCCCCATTAACAACGTCTGCTGCGATAGCAGCTGAAGCACTTGAGTCTTTTACTACTGTCCAATCATTTGTTGAATCTAGTGTAATACCAGTAAAATCATCCATATAAACTAGATAATCTGGATTTTTGTCTATAGGTAGGTTTTCAAACCATTTCCTATTGCCATCTTTTCCTGCGAAAAGAATAGGGCCGGTAAAATGTACAGCCATTTTGATCTCCTGTCATAGTTAAAATAATGTCAACCCTTTCGGATTGTCAGAAGTTAATATTAAAACTATACAGCAAAAAACAAAAGGGGGCAAGTGCCCCCTTCATTAATTTTAATTATGCTCCCGGTGAACCGAAAACACATCTTGGATCAGAGAAGCCAAAAGAGTATCTTTCTCTTGCTTTAAATCTCATATTTCCAGTATCAAAATCAGCTTCCATAGAAGTAGCTAATGGTGATCTTTCAAACATTTTAAAACCATTTGGTGCGTCTGTTTTAATAAAAAACGCATCAGTATCGGTTAAGAAATGATTGACTACTACACCATCAGGTAACATTCCCATGTTGTTAATAGCATTGACATCATTGTCAGCAGTACCCGGTCTTTGGGTTGATGACATTAATCTGTCAGCTATAAACTTCAATGCAGGTGGTACGATTAACTTCATACCTCTTAAAGCGATTATCATATTTCTTTCATCTACGAATTGAGAAATATCAATAAGTGCGTTTTCAAGAGAAGTTTCGTTCAAATCTGCAGCTGTTGAAAGCTCATTTGAAAATGTTCCACCCATAGCTAATGGATGGTCTGTAGCACAGAGTTCTTTGCCATCACCACCAGTAAAGCTACTATCAAACGCATTATTAAGCGTTGCAGCAGATTTTACTTGCTTAGTATGAGCCATAGAACGTGCTAATGCTCTAGTGTATCTTGCACCAAGACGATCATAAAGATTATCTTCAATTGCTTCTTCAGTAAGAGCAAATGCCAATGCAATAGTTTCGTGTGTGTATCTAGCTGTGTAAGCTTCATTTGCACTATCAAATGAAACACCAGATCCTTCACTCTTTGTTGGAGCATTTCCGAAACCTACTAACATCACTTCTTCTTCAAATGCACGATCTGAAGATTCTGTTTCATAGATTTCACTATGTTCGTTTTCATAACGATCATATTCCATTCCAAAAAGAGCATTAAGACCGGGCTCTAGCTCTTTAGCTAATTGTGCTCTAGATATAGCCATTATTTAGTCTCCTTATGCTAACCCGGCACCTTTAACACCGAATATATGATTTTGAATTGTAACAAGTACGTTTGTATTTGCCGAACTAACATCTGAATTTTCTGGATCCTCAGAAATATCAATTGCTTTAACAGATAAAGTTGTTCCTGTTCCACCATCAGATACATTCAATTCTGCACCAGAAATACCAGTAACAGTTGAACCTGCTGTTGTGTAAACAATATCAAAGTTACCAAACAAGTCTGCAATTGGAAAAGCAGCATTTGCTTGAACTTCAAAAACAACCATTGGGTCATCTATTATAAAAGCAATAATATCAGAAGCATTTGTACTAGCTGGATAATAGTTACTAAAAACTTGTTCTCCAGTAGTAGGATCAGTGTATTGACAGCCATTGAAAACGCCAACAATAGGAACAGTACCACCATCTGCATGAATTTCTACAGTACCACCAGTGACTTGCATTACCATGTCACCTTGAAAGATACTCGTTCCATAATTGGCGGCAATTCTATATCGACTCTGGCCGCCTGTCCAAGGTGCACCACCTATCATTTTGACAGGTCGTAAACCAAAAGCAGCATCTTTATTTGCCATTTTTAAAGTCTCCTTATAAAAGGGTTAAAATTATTCAGTATTAGGTTTCTGTGACCCAAATGTCACAGAAGTTGATCTTTGTGGAGCTAGTTTAGGCATATTAGGATTATTTTCTCTCATCCAATCCCTATCTACAGCTTCCATTTGATTTTTTGCCACATTAGAATAGTGCTTGTTTCGCTGTTCTGCTATCTCTTCAGGTATTCTTGCCAATACTAATCCACCAACGCCTATAACGCCAGAGTTCTTACCTTCATCAATGACAGGTGCGTCAAAATCAGGATATTCTTCAGCTTTTACTAATTCATATCCTTCTCTTCTTTTTTTATGAATATTATTTCTATCATCATATTCCATGACAGATTCTCTGATCCATCTATGCTTATAACCAACAGGGGGTTCTGGAGCTTCAAGAGTTGAAGGAGGCTTCCACTCTGTTACTCTTTCTGAATTATCTCTGTTTTTAGATTCTCTAGAATTTCTTTCAGACATATTATTTCCCCGCTTGCTTTCTGTTTTCAATTTTAATCACTTCTTCAGCGTATTTTTCCAAGGGTATTCGCATCTTAGTTGCAAATGCCACTTGCCCCGGTGTTAATTGCACCGATTTCTTTACTCGCCCATTTTTCACAGATCTACCTGTGGATGCAGGAGTAACGACTTGGGCGTTTGATGTTCGCTTCTCCTGAAACTTGTGTGGAAACTCTCTTCGCATCCTTTTATCAATTTCTGAATAATATTCATCTGTTGTAGGATCAAAGCCCTCTTCCAATATTAACTCTTCATGTATTGTTTGAGCACCTCTAGTCATAATTTTATCAACATTGAACCATGAGTTTTTTGATAACCAAGCTTGTAACTTCTTATCTTCTTTTGGATCTGGTGCTTGAACTTGTGGTTGTTGTGGAACAGCTTGAGGTTGTTGCACATTTTGTTGTGTGTTTGTTTGTACGTTCTGTTGCTGTATTTTAACTTTTTGCTGTCTTATTCTTTCTTCTTCAAC